ATAAAAATAAATAAAAGGTAAAATAAAAACAAAAAAACTTATAGAATAGATTCATAGCCTATTCGATTTAAAATATAATATAAGCATCTGTGGCGCTTCTAATTTGGAGTTGCCACTTTTAGTTCGTATATTTAACAGTTAATAAAAAACACACAATGGGAAAAAACGTAGTAATAATTGGTGCTGGAGTAGCGGGTGTAAACGCTGCCACAAAATTAGTTGACAATAACTTTGATGGAAAAATTACCATTATCGATATGGGACACAATCCATATAATCGACCTTACGACGATGTAATGACTGGTTTTTTAGGAGCTGGTGGTTGGTCTGATGGTAAATTAACTTACCACACAGAAATCGGAGGTCAATTATCAAAATATTGTGGTGATGAAAAAGCAATGGAGTTGATGAACCAGGTAATCGAGAATTTTAAACGTTTTCACCCTAAACCAGAAGAAGTACAATGCTCAAACCCAATAGAGGAACCAGATTTCATTAAACCTTATTTCGGTTTACGTTTATTCCCTGTATGGCACGTTGGAACAGATTATCTACATGAAATAGGTAAAAATTGGTTCGATTTTTTAGAATCTAAAGGTGTAGAGTTTATATGGGAAACTAAAGTAACGGATATTGATTTTGAAGATAATAAAATATATTATCCTGAAGTAGCAAAAATGGATAGTGGTGGATTACCTGGAGGTATGAAATGGTTTAATAATAAAACATTAGAATATGATGAATTAATATTTGGTGTAGGTAAATCAGGCATAGACTTTGGTAAGAAATTAGCAGAAAAATATGATTTACCAACGGAAGCCAAATCAGTCCAAATTGGTGTTAGGTTCGAGGCACCACAAGAACATTTCCAAAAACTAATCGATGTATCTTACGATTTTAAATTATATAGAAAATACGAGGATAAAGGCGTATCTCTACGTTCATTCTGCACAAACAACAATGCTGCATACGTTGCCGTAGAAGACACTTATGGTAACCATAGTTACAATGGTCACGCTAGAAAAGACGAGAAATATAGAAACAACATGACAAACTTTGGTATCTTAATGGAGATTCAAGGTATAGAAAACCCATTTGAATGGTCAAGAAAGGTTGTATCAAAATTACAGAAAGAAGGTACGGGACTATACTATAGTCCAACAAGAAAACCATCAACCACTTCTGAAGGTAAAAATGTATCATCTATTGAAATAGATAGACTACACGAGGTAACCAAAATTATGCAACCATATTTCCATTATATATTAGATTTTATCGAGGATATGAAGAAAGTATTCCCAACATTAAAAGACGATTGGGGTATTTACATACCAGAAGTTAAATATTTATCCCCTGAACCTTTAGTTAATTATTCTAATTTAAGCCTTACAAAATATGAAAATGTTCACTTCGTAGGAGACGCTCTCTCAGCTAGAGGAATAACTGTTAGTGGTGCGCAAGGTATTTATGTAGCAGAATCAATATCAAAAGAGGAATAACAGTTATATGAAAATATTCACTCCATCAGAGACGCTCTCTCAGTTAGAAGAACTCCAATATTTAGTTCACAAGGAATCTACGTTGCCGAAGGACTTATCAAATGAAGAACTCGGGCAAATGTTAGAGGCTGTTGATTTACATTTTTTATATAACTACAATTCCGATTCACTTTTCTCTAAAAAATTTGAAGAAATAAAATTATTTTTAGATTTACGCAGTGAAGTTATAGAGAAGTATAATATTATGGGTGACTAATATATTTATATATGTTAAAACCTCATAATGGAAGAAAATTTATTTACTACAATCATAGCCATTGCCTCTTCCGTTGGATCGGTTGGAGCATGGAGGTTTTATGAAGCAAGGTTAAAATATAAAGCTGATAGAGAATCACACCCCCAAAGAGCTAATGAACGTTTTATATTAGATCTTCAATCCCGTGTTACTAAACTTGAAGCATTATTAATCCAATCCTCAGAAGATAAAGATATTATGAGGGAAACTATAACAGACCTATCCTCAGAAGTAGCTGCACTTAAAGTCAAAACTAAATTCCTTGATGAGGAAAATAAAAGTTTAAAAGATAAAAGAAATATACGAAAATAGTAGGAGGAGCGAAAGCTCCTTCGTATATTTACGTGTTAAAAAAAAACAAATAAAGGTTATGGATTACAACTTAGATCACATTTTTGGAAATGTATTAGAACAGTTTAACGATATAGTTGAAACTGGAGAAAAATTAATAAAAAAATTAAAAGAAGATAAAGAAAATTTGGATTCACAAATTTAAGTTAATATATTTACATATGAAAAAGAGTACACAAGAAGAATGGTCAACTAGAAATATTACCACTCCTGAAGGGGTGAAGATTACATTTTTTGATAATAAATTTCATAACTGGAATGGTCCTGCTATTAAATATCCAAGAAGTGAAAATAAACCTGATGAATATTATCTATACGGATTCGAATATGATAAAGAAACATGGTTAGAATTCAGAAGAGATAGAAATGGTGTAGCCCCTGATAAAAACCCACAAGTTCAATCAAGATTTTAAAAAGAAAAATTATGAAAATAGGAATGTGCGGAACAGTTTCAGTTGGCAAAACCACTTTAGTGAATGCTTTAAAAGATTTAGAACAATTTGAGGGTTATGAATTTGCTACTGAACGTAGTAAATATCTTATGGGATTAGGTATCCCATTAAATACTGATTCTACATTAAAAGGTCAAACGGTATTCTTATCCGAACGTTGTTCTGAATTAATGAAGGAAAATGTTATAACAGATAGAACTATAATTGATGTAATGGCATTTACACAAAGTGCTAAATCCATTGATTTAAAGGATAAAGAATATTTTATAGAGTATGCTGTAAATTTTTTAAAAGAATATGATTATATATTTTATATTTCTCCTGAAGGTGTTGATATTGAAGATAATTCAATAAGGGAAACCAATGAAGATTATAGAAATTTAATAGATAATACAATTACACATTTTACTAGAATATATGGGCATAGAATTAAAAATCTACATATGTTGAAAGGTACAACTAATGAGCGTATTGAGCAAATGCTTGGGTTTATTAAATCATAATATTTATGTATAAATAATATATCATATGGAAGATAATTTTAGCATTATAAATTGGAAAAACCAAACTCTTTATAAAGAATCATACGATGGTAATGATCATTATGTGAAATATTCAAAAACCAACGATACTTACCAAGTATGGAAAGGTAATGAAATTGTAACAGATTTTTCAACTAAGGAAAGAGCAGAAACTGAATCTAATAGACTTAATCTTTTATCTTCTATAGAAATTGCTAATAGAGAACAAGATGAATTTGAAATGCCTTCTCAACAGTATGTAACACGTTATCTTGAAAGTAAAGGAAAACAACTTCATTACCTTTATAGCAAACCCTTAAAGGATTGGGATGAATATGACCGGTCTAACTTTATAAGCATGTCTAGAAAATTAAAAGAACAAGACGATTTCGAGGACGATGAAATATCAGTTGAAATCCCTGGTGACGAAGATAATGCACCCGCTGGTGATAAAGAACTAAACAAAAAACTATCCAGACAAGATATCACAATTAAAAAATATAAAGAAATAAGTGCCAAAATGCAGTTAAATCTTCAAAATTTTAAGAATGCTACCAATAACAATGATAAAGAAATAGCCAAAAACTCATTAAAACAACTTACTCCTGAATACCAGGCAATTAAGAAAGCGTATGAGGATTTAAAGGGTATTAATATATAAAAATGTTATACAAAAATAGGTTTGTGGTATTATTCATAGTAGGGGTATGCTTAATAATGTACTTTTTCCTTAAGACTAAAAATACCTATATAGAGGAGTATAACTCTAAAATAAAATCACTAGAAGCTAAGGTCGATTCCCTACATATTGAAAATAAACTTTTAGACAACAATATATTTGAACTTAACCTTCAAATATCAAACCTCGATAATAAGATAGACCTACAAGACAATAAGGTAGTCTATTTAAAACAAAAAACAAATGAAAAAGTTAGTTCTGTCGATCTTTTTAATGATGATGAGCTTAGTAGGTTCTTCACAGACCGTTACAAACACCTCCACGATTCAATTACAAAAACCAATAGCAAGATTAGTAATTAAAGATCTTATTATAGGAGACGCTTTAAAAGAAGAAATCTCTATATTAAGTGTTAAGATTGGATTATTAGAAAATAAAGTTATTTTAAAAGATGGCGTTATATATAATCTTAATTCTAAAGTTATAAATTATGAGAGTATACTAAATGTTAAAAATAGTCAAATTCAACTTTCCCAAGAATTATCTAAAAAACTACAACAAAATTTAAAAAAATCTCAATTTAAAAATAAAATTTTAGGTAGTAGTACAGGTTTATTGTTAATAGTAGGTGCTGTAATTTTAATCAAATAAAATGGCAGATAATATAAAACAAATAATCCAACAAGAATTCATAAAATGTGCTCAATCACCAGTATATTTTATGAAAAAGTATTATATGATTCAAAACCCTAAACAAGGTAGAATCAAGTTTAATCTTTACCCATTTCAAGAAAAGGTACTTCAACATATGCAGAATGAAGACTACCTTATTATAAACAAATCTCGCCAATTAGGTATATCAACACTATGTTCAGCATTTTCATTATGGATGATGTTGTTTCAAAAAGATAAGAACATATTATGTATCGCTACTAAGCAAGAAACAGCGAAAAATATGGTAACCAAAGTCCGATTCGCATACGATAATCTACCTAAATGGTTACAAATTAAAACCGTTGAACATAATAAATTATCCCTACGCCTAGCAAATGGTTCCCAAATAAAAGCCACATCAGCCTCATCAGATGCAGGTCGTTCAGAAGCAGTATCATTACTTCTAATTGATGAAGCTGCATTTATTGATAATATTGATGAAATATTTGCATCTGCCCAACAAACACTTGCTACCGGAGGAGGTTGTATAGCTTTATCTACACCCTATGGTACAGGAAATTGGTTTCACTCTACCTGGATAAAAGCAGAAGCAAGAGAAAATACTTTTATTCCTATAAGATTACCATGGACTGTCCATCCTGAGCGAGATAAAGAATGGAGAGATAAACAAGATATTATATTAGGCCCTCGTATGGCTGCCCAAGAATGTAATTGCGACTTTAGCACATCAGGAGATACTGTTATTGAACCTGATACCCTTAATTTTTATGAATCTACCTTTATACAAGACCCTGTTGAAAGAAGAGGTGTTGGAGGAAATTTATGGATATGGGAAATTCCTGATTATTCTAAATCATATGTGGTAGTAGCGGATGTTGCTAGGGGAGATGGGCAAGATTTTTCTGCATTTCATGTACTAGATACAGAATCAGCAACACAAGTAGCCGAATTTAAACAACAAATATCCACAAAAGATTTTGGTAATGTATTATTTTCAATAGCAACTGAATATAATGATGCTTTACTCGTAGTAGAAAACGCAAATATTGGTTGGGCTGTAATTCAACAATTAATAGATAGAGGATATCGCAACCTTTATTATTCCCCCAAAATGGATATGGGAATGGGTAATGCAGATCAATACATTTCTCGCTTTGAAAATGGACAAGGAATGATACCAGGTTTTACTACATCAATGAAGACAAGACCACTTGTTATATCCAAAATGGTTTCGTATATTCATGAACGTTCCGTTACAATACGTTCAAAACGTTTATTAGAAGAACTAAGAACTTTTGTTTGGAAACATGGTAAGGCCCAAGCCTTAGGAGGATATAATGATGATTTAACTATGGCTTTTGGTATTGGTATGTTTTTAAGAGATACAGCATTAAGATTTCAACAACAAGGTATAGATATGACAAGGGCAACACTAGGTAGTGTTCACTCTACTAATTATAAAACCCCAACTATATTTCAAACCGGTGGACAGATTTCAAACCCTTATGAGATGATAAATCCTCATGGGGATAAAGAAGATATTTCCTGGTTATTAGGATAATTAATATTTATTATATATACATAAAATGGTAGATACCTCATTATTTGGTAAATTAAAAAGATTATTTTCAACGGACGTTATAATACGGAATGTGGGGGGTAACCAATTAAAAGTAGTTGATTCAAATCAAATCCAATCTTTAGGCCAACTCCAAACTAATTCATTATTTGATAAGTTTAATAAACTTTATAGCACATCCGGGGCTTTAAATTATAACCAAACTCAAAACATAAACTTCCCAGCATCAAGAATACAACTCTATACGGATTATGAATCTATGGATACCGATGCCATTGTAGCCTCTGCTCTTGATATTGTAGCCGATGAATCTACTCTAAGAAATGACATGGGAGAAGTATTACAAATCCGTTCATCAGATGAAAGTATTCAAAAAATATTATACAACTTATTTTACGACATACTTAACATAGAGTTTAATCTATGGTCATGGTCTCGTAATATGCTTAAATACGGAGATTTTTATTTAAAATTAGAAATCTCAGAAAAATTTGGAGTGTATAATGTTATACCATTTTCCTCATATACTATAATGAGATTAGAAGGAATGGATATTGAAAATCCTGCCGATGTTAAATACAAATATGATCCCACATATTCTGTATCTGAAAGTCCTTTAGGATTTCAAACCATAACAGCTGGTATGCGTTCTGTAGCAGGAAAGGAAATTATATTTGATAATTACGAAATGGCGCATTTTCGTTTATTATCTGATTTTAATTATCTCCCTTATGGTCGATCTTACTTAGAACCAGCGAGAAAAATATGGAAACAAATGACACTTATGGAAGATGCCATGTTGATCCATAGAATAGTTCGAGCACCTGAAAAACGCACTTTCTACATTAATGTTGGTAATATTCCACCTAATGAAGTTGAGACATATATGCAACGTATGATCAACAAAATGAAAAAAACACCATATGTTGATCCCCAAACCGGAGATTATAATTTAAAGTTTAATATGCAGAATATCTTAGAGGATTTTTATATTCCTGTAAGAGGTGGTGACCAAACCACACGTATTGAAAACACTAAAGGTTTAGAGTACGCCGCTATTGATGATGTAACCTACCTTAGAGATAAATTATTTTCTGCTTTAAAAGTTCCAAAAGCCTTCTTAGGATATGAAGCTGATTTAGAAGGTAAAGCTACATTAGCTGCTGAAGATATTAGATTCGCAAGAACTGTTGAAAGAATCCAACGTATTCTTGTATCTGAATTAACAAAAATAGCACTTGTACATTTATATGCTCAAGGGTATGATGGAGCCTCTTTAACAAATTTTGAATTATCATTAACTACACCTTCTATTATATATGATCAAGAAAGGATAGCATTAATGAAAGAAAAAGTTGATCTAGCGGGTCAAATGATGGACTTAAAATTAATGCCTACAGATTGGATATATGATAATGTATTCCATTTCAGTGAAAATCAATACCAAGAATATAGAGATTTAATTATAGAAGATCAAAAACGAGCCTTCCGTCAAAAACAAATATCAGAAGAAGGAAACGACCCAGCTGAATCTGGAGAAGCATATGGAACTCCTCATGCTTTAGCATCACTATATGGTTCAGGTAGATACCCAGAAAGTAAAGGTGTCCCAACAGGATATGATGTAAACGACCCTAATTACCCAGAATCTGCTTTAGGTCGTCCTAAAGAAAGTTCATCAACATATAATACCCAAGATAGTAATCTAGGTAAGGATAGATTGGGAGCCTCACGTATGAAAAGTAGTGGAGAAGCTGAGGATAGACCAGGTATGCCTAGTTCTAAATCAGGCAATGGGTTAACATTAGAAAATATAAATACTAAAGCAATTTTTGCTCAAAATGAAAAAATGCTTAAAAAATTCTTCCCAAAACAAAAAGTATCTTTATTTGAAGGTGAAAATTTACTAAATGAAGACAATATTCGTGAGGAAATTAAATAATATTAATATTTATAGTTAGTAGTACACTACTTATGAAAGTAAAACACAATAAATATAAAAACACCGGTATTTTATTTGAATTATTAGTAAGGAAAATTACTTCCGACACTATGTCAAATAATAATAGTAAAGCAGCAACTTTAGTAAAAAAATATTTTACAAAAAGTGAATTAGCAAACGAAAATAAACTATACCAAACCATTAACAATTCCATATCTCTATCTGAGGGGAAGGCTGAAACTATAATTTCTACCATTTTAGAAATGTCTAAAAAATTAGATAGAGAAAAACTGGCTAAAGAAAAATATAACTTAATCAAAGAAATCAAAGAAAATTTTGATATTGATGATTTTTTTCAAGCAAAAATTAAAAATTATAAATTATTATCATCAACCTATACTTTACTTGAATCAATCAATGATAAAGAATTTGGAAACCCCGAAATAATTATAAATTCCAAAATTAATATATTAGAATATATAACATCAACACCAGATACTAAAATTTCATTAACACCTCTAGTAGAGGAATTAATGGCTTTAGATAAAGGTACTCGTTCTTTAGCATATAAAATCATGCTTGAAAAATATAATACAAAGTTTGATGGACTTAACCCCGAGCAAAAAGAAATATTAAAAGAGTACATAAATAGTGCATCAGATGTTCCCAAACTTAAAAGTTATTTAAATGAAAAATTCATTAAAATATCAGAAAATTTAAAAAAGAATTTAAAAAGAGTGGATGATGCTGCTTTAAAAATTAAGATAAAAGAAGTTATAAGTCTAATTACCCCTATAGTAGAAAGTAAAAAATTAAGAGATGATCATTTAGTTGCTTTACTACAATATGTAGAACTTTCTAAGGAAATGGAGTTAGTATGAAAAAACTAAATTTAAAAGGTTTAAAAAAAGAAATGAGTACTACTGGAACTGGTGCATCATTTACACCAGGTAATGGGGCTCAATATTCCACCCCTAAAGCATTTAAAAAGCAAAAAAACGAAATTGGTGAACCTTTTACAACACCAAACCCATCTATCCCTAATAGAAAATCAGATGTTATAGATTATAAGAAGTTGTTTGAAAAAACATTTAGGGAAATGCTTGAATCTGAGGTAGGAGATACTAAAATATCAAGAGGTATTCAATCTACCGTAACTAATGTTGATCCTTCAACAGGGCAAATAACATGGGATATAGAATACACACCAGCATTTGATTCTGTATTTAAAGAATTTGATGATTTACGTAAAGCTATTTCTCAACTTGATCAAAAAACAAATGATCCTGTTATAGACGATATAGCTTCTATAATTATGTTACAATTTAATAAATATCGTACACATATTAGAAAAAATTATCCTGATTCTTATAAGAAATTTGCAGTAAACGAGGCTAGATATTCACAATTTAAATCAGAAACTAAACTACGTACACCCACTGAACAAATTCATAGGGCTGTAAGTGAAATAAGACGTAAAATAGACGATATAGTTAAGGTAGTGACTCATACCGAAAGAATAAAAAATGAATTAAAATCCAATAATGAAGGCATTTCATATCTAAAACGTACTAGCAACTCAATCAATAAAATCTCAGAAAAATTACAAGACTTAAATAATAGAATAAAAGGTTTAACAGAATAATGGCTAAAGGAATTCAAACTCTCAATTATAGAGGTAGTACTAAGAAGAAAAGACCGGGTGTTCATGCTAAAAGCAAGACATCTAAATTGAAGAATTCTAAAAACTACAAGAAATTAAATGTAGGTCAAGGTAAATAATATTTATATATATGACAACACAAGATTTATATACTAAACTTTCAAAAGGTGAAATTACAGAACAAAAATTTCTGTATGAAGTGCGTCGTGATTCTAATTTACCATGGATCACATCACATAATTCCTTTAAAGATACAATCAAAATCCTTAAAAATAAGGGTATGATATCTGAAAAACAAACAAAAGAATCTATAGGTAAACAAGAAGTAGAAATTATAGCTAAAACTATTGATATGGTTAACCCATATGAATATTCAAAAGGTATGAATTTTGAACTTGATCTAACCCACAATTCAGCGGGTCAATCTAATATATCAGAAGAAGAAGTATTAAAAGCACAGAAAAAAGTACTTAAGAATCTTACCACCAACCCAAGTCATTACACACAAAAATTATCTATGGAAATGGATGGTGAAAGTATGTGTGATGTAGAAGTAAATGATAAATCAATTGCTGATTTAATAAAGAAAAATAAAAGTAAAAAAGGTAAAATCATTCGTGAACATGGTGCTGAATATGATAAAGTAGCAAATGTAAACTCATCTTCTACTATGCTTGAAGATGATGATTTTGAATCAGAAGACGATAGAGAAAACTATTACTTAGATTTAGATGATGTAAATGAACATGGTGAAGATCATAGTAGAGTAGCTGATGTAAACTCTAGTTCTTCCCCATTAGAAGAAGAAGATGTTGAGGAATTAGGGAGAATGCGTGATTCTATATATGAAAAATACGCTAAAAAATATGGTGTTGATGTTAACGAGCTAAAAGATAAAGTTGAAGCACATAAAATGAAAACTGAAGTCATTGAAGTAGATAATGAAGAAGACGCTATCAATATCCAAAAAAAATCTCCTGACGCTAAAGTTAAAATAGTAAAAAAATAAAATGGCTCAAAGACTACTATTAGAATATTCGGTTTTTACTCCTAAACTTACTCAATTATCTGAGGGGATTAGTGGTTTAAAAAATATGATTGTTGAAGGTGTTGTTCAAAGAGCAGAAGAATTCAATCATAATGGAAGACGCTATCCTTACGATGTTTTAAAGAGAGAAGTAGATAAATACATGGGAGGTCCAATTGCTGAAAACAGAGCATTAGGTGAATTAGACCACCCAGAATCCTCAATCATTAACCTAAAAAACGCATCACATAATATTAAAGAATTATGGTGGGATGGTAACGATTTGATAGGTAAAATAGAAATATTAACTACCCCATCAGGAAATATACTTAAAGAATTATTTAAAAATAATATTACGGTAGGTATTTCATCTCGAGGTATGGGTTCTGTTTCACAATTAGGTGAAGGCAGAGTAGAAGTAGAAGATGATTTTGAATTATTATGTTGGGATTTCGTATCAACACCTTCAACACATGGTGCCTTTATGAAACCAACAGGTCTAAATGAAAATCGCACATACCAACCAAATAAATACAGTAAATTAAATTCAATAGTATCTGATATCATATGTATCCAATCAGGTATTTGTTGTTTAAGATAATTCCTCGGACGCTACCGAAGGCAGATGTCGATTCCCTTACAGAAATGTAAGGGTTTCTTTGTTTTTTAGAAAACTTATATATTTATTAACAGATATGATAGGAAATTTCTAATATTTCCTCCCTCTTTACAAACATTCCTATATTACTTGCTTAATAAGTAATTTCACAACAAATTTATTAAAAAATGTCAAACACAAAGTTTTTCAACGATGCTATCGCTGAAGCTAAAGCTATCCGAGAAACGGCTCTTGCTAACGCTAAACTAGCATTAGAAGAAGTCTTTACCCCACAAATCCAATCTATGTTAGAAAAAAAATTACAACAAGAGGCAGATGAAATGGATGAAGCAAAAGATGACATGGATGAAGCAAAAGACATGGATGAAGCGAAAGCTAAAGATATGGATGAAGCTAAGGACATGGAAGAAACAAAAGAAATGGAAGAAACCTACGTAGAAGAAGGTGAAGACATGGATGAAGGATCAATGGAAGAAATTGATCTAGATGAACTACTTGCTGAATTAGAATCTGCTGAAGAAATGAAAGCACCTGATTCAAAAGTCGAAACATCTACAATGAGTAATAAACCAGTAGTTGAAGCAGAAGCTGATGACGAAGTTGGTGAGATTACTGTAGATGAATTAAAAGACATTATCCGTGATATCTTAGCTGATGTAATGGGTGGTGGTGCTGCTGAAGAAGAAATGGATCTTGATACCGAAATGGAAGATGGTGATATGGGAATGGATGCTGATGAGGAAATGGGGGGTGATGAGATTAATATCGCTGAAAAGAAAGAAGTTGAAAAAGCTAAAGCTGAATTAAATGAAGCTATAAACGTAATCAAAACTTTAAAATCAGAATTAAACGAAGTTAATCTTTTAAATGCCAAATTACTTTATGTTAATAAATTATTCCGTAACAAAACCTTAACAGAAACACAAAAAGTTAAAGTAATTAATGCTTTTGATCGTGCTGAATCTGTTAAAGAAGTAAAGAATATTTTTGAAACATTGAAAGAAGGAATGACAAATGTTGAAGTTAAAAAACCAATGAACGAAGTTCGTTCTTTTGCTTCGAAACCAGCAGGTGTTGCTCCTAAAAAACAAATTGTAGAAAATAACGATTTTGTTGCTAGAATGCAAAAAATCGCTGGAATTATTTAATCTTAAAAAAACAATTATAAATGTCAAACATAGTAAATCAACTATTAGAGTCCGCAAACCCTTATCAGTCAGTACAAAAAGATGCTGCTAGATTATCAGGGAAATGGGCTAAGTCAGGTTTGTTAGAAGGAATTGCTAACGATACCGACAGAGCTAACATGAGTATCATGTTAGAAAACCAAGCTAAACAACTTGTTGTTGAAGCTAGCACAACTGGAACAGGTGCATCTTTTACAGCTGGTACAGGTGAGCAGTATGCTGCTGTAGCTTTACCATTAGTAAGAAAGGTATTTGGACAAATTGCTGCTAAAGAATTTGTTTCTGTACAGCCAATGTCTTTACCTGCAGGTTTAGTATTTTATTTAGATTTCCAATATGGAACAACTAAAAAACCATTTACCGCTGGTGATTCAATGTACGGAACTCCTTCAGAAAATTTTGGAAACAAAGCAGAAGGTGGTTTATATGGTTCTGGTAGATTTGGTTATTCATCTAACCAATTCTCAGCATCAGTTAACGGTGTAGCAGTAGCTACAGGATCTTGGGCAGACGTAAATTTTACATCTGAACTATCAGCTTCAGCCGCAGCTGGACAAATTAAAACAATTACATTAGCTCCTGCTTCTATCTCTGTTAATTTAGATGGTGATGCAGTACGTTCATTTGCAGTATCTTCTGGTTCAGTTCTTGAATCAAGACAATTACCTTCATTCACTAAGCAAGATGCTTCAGGAAATATAACTTTTGCTTTCACAGGTTCTACTGCTGAAATCACAAGTGGTAATGGCTATGTAGTACATTATTCTAAGAAAACCGCTGACAATGCCAGAGGTGATTTTGAAGAAGGTGCTGCATATTCTAATCAAAGTGGTGCTGCTGGTGGTTCAATTTCAATCCCATCAATAGATGTTCAAATGAGATCTGAAACTATTGCTGCCAAAACTAAAAAGTTAAAAGCACAATGGACACCAGAATTCTCTCAGGATTTAAATGCTTTCCACAGTTGATGCTGAGGCTGAATTAACATCTATCTTATCTGAGTATATTTCATTAGAAATTGATTTAGAGATCTTAGATATGTTAATTGAAAACGCTCCAACAACAGAAGTATGGTCTGCTAAAGTAGGTAACCAACTTAATGCTGCTGGAAATGGATTTGATTCTAACACATCAGGTGTATACTACACTCAAATGAGCTGGTTCCAAACTCTTGGAATTAAATTACAAAAAGTATCTAACATCATTCACCAAAGAACCTTAAGAGGTGGTGCTAACTTTATGGTTGTTTCTCCAACTGTAGCTACTATATTAGAGTCAATCCCTGGATTTGCTGCTGATACTGATGGTGATGTAACAAAAAATTCTTACGCTTTTGGTGTACAGAAAATCGGTGCTTTAAATAGTCGTTACAAAGTATATAAGAACCCATACATGACAGAAAATACTATCTTGATGGGATTCAGAGGTAACCAATTCCTAGAATCAGGTGCTGTATATGCTCCGTATATTCCTCTTATCATGACTCCATTAGTGTACGATCCTAATACCTTTACGCCACGCAAAGGAATAATGACAAGATATGCTAAGAAGATGGTAAGACCTGAATTCTACGGAAAAGTGTTTATATCTGACTTGAATGTAATCTAATTAATAGATTAATATCTTGAAAAGGTGCCTAGCGAAAGCTAGGCATTTTTTATCTATACAAAAATTTGGATAATGTCCTCTCCTTTTACACATTTGTTAGATATGAATTAAATTTCCCTTAAATTCTTTATATTTATATGAGACGTTCTTATATAATTTTAATTAACCAAAAAATGTTTTATGGCAAGTAAACCTCACACTGACGAAGTATATCGTCCCAAAAGAGTAGTAAAAAACCCAATTAATTTTAAAATTCAACTAAACGAAGAACAAAAAGAAGCAAAAGCCAAAATTTTAAACCACACTATTACCTTATTAGCGGGTCAAGCAGGTTCAGGAAAAACCTTATTAGCATGTAATATAGCCTTAGATGGTTTAATGAGAAGAGAATATAGTAAAGTTATAATTACTCGTCCTACAGTCTCAAAAGAAGATATAGGTTTCCTCCCAGGAGATATGAGAGAAAAAATGGATCCATGGGTTCAACCCATATATCAAAATATGTTTATCTTATATGACAAAGAAAAAGTTAAAAAACTTATACAAGATGAGCAAATAGAGATTGTACCTGTATCATTTATGAGAGGAAGGGCACAACCACTAACATCTGTTATATACACTCCCGAAGGTAAGAAGTTAATGGGGGAAATATTAGTGGGTGATGAGGTTTTAGGGTCTGATGGTCAACCTATCAAAGTTACACAAATTTTCCCTCAAGGAGAGAAAGATATATATAAAATCACCTTTTCTGACGGTTCATCTACTGAGTGTTGTGATGAACATTTGTGGGATGTAAAATTAATCACCTCCAAAGGTTCTAAATATAAAACATTAGAATTAAAAGATTTTAAAGATGATTTGAAGTATAGGAATATTAGAAGAAAATACCAAATTCCCATAATATCAAACCCAGTAAATTTTATTTCAAAAGAAACAACTATAGATCCCTATACCTTAGGGTGTTTGTTAGGTGATGGGTCTATTACTGGTGCTGTTACTCCTACCTTTTCTACAAATGATATTGAAATTTTAGATTATTTTAAACTTCCAAATAATTATAATATAATTAAAAATAAAGGGGATAATTATGATTATAGATTAAGTTCCATAGATAGAAACAATATTTTAACATCCCAACTAGAAGAATTAAAATTATTAGGTACCAAATCCCACAATAAATTTATACCTGAACTTTATAAGTATAATTCAATTGAAACCAGATTAGAAATCCTTAGGGGAATTTTAGATACTGATGGTGATATTGGTACCCACCCAAACAACACTTGTAGAATTAATTATAATTCCGTAAGTATTAATTTAATAGAGGATGTTATAGAAATAGTAAATTCTCTGGGGGGGATTACAACTTCCCCAAGAGTTTGTAGGAAAAAAGGAGAAATAACCAAATGGAGGGATAAAGTTATAAGATGTAATTATGACTGTTATAGAATTAATATCACCCTCCCACCCAAACTCAATCCTTTTAAATTAATTAGAAAATCAACCCAATATAAAAATACTACAAATCTTTATAGAACAATAGATAAGATAGAATTAACATCCAAAAAAGACACCCAATGTATATTAGTAGATTCTAAAGATCACCTTTACCTAACTGATAATTTTATAGTTACTCATAATACATTCGTTGATTCACTCATCATAGTAGACGAAGCTCAAAACGTTACACACGAGCAAATGGAAATGATCGCCACCCGTATTGGAAAACATTCTAAAATGATTATATGCGGTGATACTTACCAAGTGGATTTAAAAAATAAATCTGAATCTGGGTTTAAATTTTTATACAATGCTGCCCGTAAAATAAAAAACATGGAGGCTATCACTCTATTAACCAATAATAGAGATGAAATTGTTCAAGATTTAATTAATTATTACAATGAGGCCTATGAAAAAACTAAAACAAATATTTATAAATAAACATTAAATGCCCGCTGGAAAATATTCTTTTATAATAGAACAAGGATCAACTACTAATTTTGAACTCATATACAGAGATTCAGAAAATCAACCCGTAGATCTTACATCATATAGAGCAAGGATGCAAATCAAACCTTCAGTAGACTCAGATGAAGTATATTTAACCTTATCCTCTAGTCTACAATCAGATGGAACGGGTTTAAACCTTAGCGGATCAACAGGCCTTAACCCCCCAGAGTCTGGTTCCATAGGTATTTTTATTTCATATTTAACTTCATCAGAATTAAATTTTACTCAAGGGTATTATGATCTAGAAATAGCATCAGGTGTTGGGGAGAATACAATAGTAACAAGGATTTTAGAAGGTGTAATACAGTTGTCTAAAAATATTACTACAGGAACCTTTTAATGGCAAATAATGTAACAATAAAACCCCACACAAACCAGGTTAAAGCCCAAGGTTTAAATAGATATATTACAGTCACTAATAATACGACTGGTACTAGTGTCAATTTAACCCAAACCAACCTAGAAGTAATTCAAATCACCTCACCCGGTCCCTCAGGTTTATCTGGTACTAGTGGTACTTCGGGTACTAGTGGGGTAAGTGGAGCATATATTACGGGTTCAAATATAGAAGGTGGTATACCCTTAACTGTAGCAGGTTCAGATGAATTAAGTGTTCAAACTAATTTAACATTTGATGGTGAAGTGTTAAATGTTTTAGGGGATGTTTTTGTGAGAGGTACATTAAATGCTTCAACAAAAAATTTTAAAATAGATCATCCAACCCTTCCTGAATATTATTTAATTCACTCCTCTCTTGAAGGACCCGAAAGGGGAATGTATCTTAGAGGTAAATTAGAAACAATTAATACTATTATTCTTCCTGATTATTGGGAAAAACTAACTAAAGTAGAGGATATTACGGTACAACTAACATCTATAGGAGAACCATCCCAACATTATGTAAAATCTATAAATGGGAGGGAAATAGTAATAGGTTCTAACTACAATAAAATCCATTGTTTTTATATAATAAATGCACAACGATACAATGAAGGAGAATTTAATTTATTAGAACCTAAAAATTCTAAACTTTTATAACATATTTATATCAAAACATTATGCCTCAAACCCCAATAATATGGACCGGAAATTCAATATTCACCCCAGGACAAACTCCTTTTGGGTTTTATGATTATGATTCAAATTTCCAAACAGATGCTGATAAAGTATCAAACTTCTGTGCTGTTCGTATAGGCTACCCCACAGTAGATGTTGAAATGGGTAGTGGTTCGTTTTATGCTTGTTTTGAAGAAGCTATTACAACCTATGGTAATGAACTTTACTTATATCAAATTCGAAATAATTTTTTAAATTTAGAAGCCTCAAATACAGGCTCATCCCTAAATCAATCTGTTATTCAACCTAATTTAGGTAATATTGTTCGTTTAGCAGAAGATTATGGATCTGAAGCAGGATCAGGGGGAAATGTAACATGGTATTCAGGTTCAATACCTCTATCCCAATCAGTTCAAGAATATAATATGGATGCCTGGGCTAAATCTAAAGGTATAACAGGTTCCATTGAGTTAAAACAAATATTTTATGAAAACTCACCAGCAATTGTTAGGTATTTTGATCCTTATGCTGGTACAGGATATGGTTCTCAACAACTATTAGATACATTTGGATTTGGAAATTTTTCACCTGCATCTAGTTTCATGTTAATGCCTATATATTACGATATATCTGTAATACAGGCCATTGAGATGAATGATACAGTAAGAAAATCAGCATTTTCATTTGAACTTTTAAATAACAATTTAAGAATTTTCCCAATCCCAAATAGAAGTGGTCAATTATTCTTTAAATATATTAAAGTTAATGAAAGAAATGCTCCAACATCCTCAAAACACCCCGGAAATAATCTAGTAACAGATATATCAAATGTTCCTTATGAAAATCCCACATATGCTTATATAAATGCACCTGGAAGATATTGGATATTTGAATATACCTTAGCATTGGCTAAGGAATTATTAGGATATATTAGGGGGAAATATTCTACCATCCCAATACCAGGGGCAGAAGTATCTCTTAATCAATCCGACCTACTATCATCATCATCAACCTCAACATTAGCATTAATTGAAAAGTTAAGAACTGATTTAGATGAAAGTTCAAGAAAAATGCAACTTTTACGCAGAGCTGAAGAAGCAGATGCCATGAAAACTACATTAGACCAAGTTCCATTACCAATATTTATAGCATAATATATGTCACTATACGGAAGAAGTAAAGATATAGCATTATTTCAAGGTTTAAATACCGAACTATTGCACAGAATTATCGAACAGCAGGTGGGGTACTACAAGGTAAAACTCGATAATACTCCCTCTAATATGTACGGTGAGGCTCAAAATAAGTCATTTATAGGCCCTGTTTTACTTAAATGTCTTCTTGAAAGAGGAGACCAGACTTCCACAAACGATAATTTTGGTGTTGATAGAAATAGAACATTAACTGCTCGCTTTTTAAGAAATGATTTAGTATCAACTGGAATTGTGCCTGAAATTGGAGATGTACTTTTATGGAATGAGGATTATTATGAAGTAGATAATTTAGTAGAAAATCAATTAATAGTAGGTAAAGACCCATCATACCCATATAGTGATACAGTGGATAATTTTGGTTCTAGTTTATCAATTATAGTACAATGCCATTACACAAGACCAGAAAAGGTTGGAATTAAAGAACAAAGATTATAATGGATTTTAAACCAAGACCATACACAAAACGAGAGTTCTTATCTAAAATTAAGGAACCCTACGTTAACCCAGAAACTAAGGAAATATCTAATCCTTCACCACCTTTATCTTCTATTGAAGTTAAACCTGGTCAACCTGAATTTAATAGAGCTGAACAAGTATCAATGAAAGATGATACAAATCACAAAGTTATTTCAATTGGTTTAGAGGATATAGATAATGCTATAATGTATTATTTGAAGGATGTTATAAAACCTACAGTAATGCAAAATAATAAACAAATTGAAGTCCCAGTAATATATGGATCTCCAGAAAGGTGGAAATCAATGCAAGCTGATGGATTTTATAGAGATAAAAATGGTAAAACCATGATACCTCTTATTATGTTTAAAAGAGATAGTTTTACTAAAAATAATACATTAGGAAATAAATTAGATGGTAATAGGGTAAATAATGTAGAGTATTTTGAAACACAATATTCAAGACGCAATATATATGATAATTTCTCATTATTAAGAGGACAAAAACCCCAAAAAGAATATATACTTGGAATAATTCCTGACTATATAGACATAACATATAGCTTATCTATTTATACAGATTTTACAATACAAAATAATAAATTAGTTGAAGCTATAGAATTTGCAGCTAATTCATATTGGGGTGATCCTGAAAGATTTATGTTTAGAACAAATATAGATACATTCTCTACTCCAGTATTACTTGAAAATAATTCAGATAGAGCTAATAAAACAGATATAACATTACTTGTTAAAGGATACATAATTCCTTCAGGAATAAATGCCGCTATGGCTGGTCCTAATCCTAAATCCTATAATGTTACTAAAACAATATTTAAAGAAACAGTAAAAACTTAAAAGATGGCAACAATAAGCACAGCAGGCATAGCAAGTGGTAGTTTAATTTATCCTGAACACGTTTTAAGGTCAATAGAAGCCTTAAATGGATCTTCTGGACCTTATGACATCACAATATCAGGATCTTTATCTATATCAGGTAGTATAAAAATTAATTCAGGCAGCACCTTACCTATCCCAAATCCTAATACATACCTTTCATACAATACATCTTCAGGTGATATTTATTTCACTACTGCTTCCCTTACATTTCCAACTTTAAAGTTAAAAGATTTAGATGTTTTACCAGGCTCGGGTCCTTTAAAAGGAACATTAGCTATGAAAGGTTCAGATTTAGCTTATCATGATGGAAATACTTGGAAGAAAATTTTAACAGGAAGTTTTGACTAGATAAAAAATTTATGTATATTAAAGGTTATGAAAATATTAGTATCAACAAGTTTAATAGGTACAACAGGATATGCTAACCATGCACAATCCTTTTTTACTGCTTTAGATAAATTAACACCTATTAAGGTAAGAAATTTTACTATTGGCAAGTCCTGGAATTGGCCTAATATAGAACCTCATAATGGTGAACCCTATATAACTCCCCAAATAAAATCAATGCTTCACCAACAAACATTGTGGGAAGCAGACGGTAGTCGAAGAGATTACCCAATATATAATTCTAATAGTTTTACCCCTGAAATTAATATTGTTCTAAACGAACACAACCACCACTACTTTTACGATTCATATAAAGGATACAAAATAGCATACAATGTATGGGAATCCACTTTATATTCAGATGAATATTTCGAACAGCTAAAAACATTTGACGAATTATGGGTACCCACAGAGTGGCAAAAAGATATATCAATAAAACAAGGCTACCCACATAATAAAATATTTGTAATACCCGAAGGTGTAGATGGTAATATATTTAAACCAAAGCTAAATTTACCCAAGAGAGATAAGTTTATATTTGTTGTTGTAGGTAGGTGGGATTATAGAAAAGGCATTAAAGAAAGTATTGAAGGGTTTTTAAAAGCATTTCCCACAAACCCTAATGTAGAACTACACATATCTGTCGAAAACCCATACTCAGTGGATGGTATGTTCTCAACAAAGGAACGTTTAAAACATTATGGTTTAGAGGATGATAGAATTAAAATCTTAAAATTTCTCAATAGAGAAGATTATATAAAACTATTACAAGAAAGTCATGTATTTTTATCCTGTGCTCGTGCTGAGGGATGGAATTTACCCTTAATAGAAGCATTAGCTTGTGGTATACCCTCTATATACACTAAATGTAGTGGACAATTAGAATATACTAAAGGTAAAGGATTAGCAGTAAAAATACTTGGGGAAGAACCAGCCACAAATGGGGAAGGACTTACATTCGAACACAATATCCCAGGTAATTTCTATACCCCCGATCTAGATAATTTAATTAATGTAATCCAAGATGCTTACAATAATTGGGATATTTGGAAAAAATGGCATATAGCACGTTCTGTCGAGATTCGTAAGGAATATTCATGGAAAAATCAATCCAAAATAGCATATAAAAGGTTACAACAAATAAAAATACAACCAAACCCTTCTATGGCTAAATTAGATGTACATTTTGCAGATGGTCCATTTGTTACATTACAAAATGCAACTGATGATCATTTTATAGAGTTTATAAAAGATGGTGAAGTGGAATTTTCAACTAAGTTAGAAAATAACCAATGGTCTAAAACATATCATAAGTATTTTATAGATTGGGAAATTAACTTAAAAGATAAACAAGGTAATCTAGTAGATTCTTATAGATATAATGCTACAGGTAAACGTGTATATATAGCTTTAGGTTCAAAAGCATTAGGAGATACACTAGCATGGTTTCCTTATGTTTTAGAATTTCAAAATAAACACAAATGTAAAGTTATAGTATCAACTTTTTGGAATAAATTTTTTGAAGGACAATACCCTGAACTTGAATTTGTTTCTCCTGGCTCTAAAGCAAATAATATTTACGCTATGTACGAATTAGGGTGGTATTATAAGGACGATAAAGTTGATTATTTTAAACAACCTACAGATCCCAAAACCCTTACATTACAACAAACTGCAACTAATATATTAGGTTTAGAGTATAAAGAAATTATACCATCAATAAATATTCCTATTAAAAAACGCCCATGGAAAGAAAAATATATATGCTTTTCACCACACGCTTCAGCATCAGCCAAATATTGGCATAACGAAGCTGGATGGCAAACTGTAATTAATTATGTTAATAATGTATTAGGTTTCAAGATGGTAATGATATCAAAGGAGCTATACGATAGTGAATGGGAAACAAATAAATTGCCCCAAAATATAAAATTTGAAGGAATAGTTGACGCCACCGGAGATCACCCCATAGAAGATATTATGAATATCATTAACCATTCAGAAATGTATATTGGAGTTTCAAGCGGATTATCTTGGTTATCTTGGGCTCTTCATAAGCCTGTAGTGATGATATCGGGATTTAGTTCATCTTGGACAGAATTTAAAACAAAAATGCAACGAATTATAAATAAAGATGTATGTAATTCATGTTTTAATAACTCCAAATTAGATGCTGGAGATTGGGATTGGTGCCCTAATCATAAAGATACTCCAAGACAATTTGAATGCACTAAAAAGATAACTCCAGAACAAGTCATAGAAGGCATTACTCGTATTCTTATGTAATATTTATTAGGGAACAACCCTTGGCAAATCGAAATCATAATAAATGACTACAATAAGCACCTCAGGTATAGCGAGCGGAAGCGTAATTAAATCTGAACATCTTCAAAGAATAATAGACTCCTTATCTGGGATAAAATTAAATGAAATATTAATAAGTGGTTCTTTAGGAATTACAGGAAGTTTTGGTATAGGAGGCTTAGTTGAAACTGGAGTAGGAAATGCACCACAATTATTAGCTTATAATACAGGGAGTGGAGAAGTAACATTTACTCAACGAAGTTCAACATCAGGAACTTCAGGTACAAGCGGTACATCTGGTACTACAGGTACAGATGGTTCATCTGGTACATCTGGTACTTCTGGCACAAGTGGCACATCTGGTACATCAGGAACAAATGGTACATCAGGAACAAACGGTACAAATGGTACATCAGGAACATCCGGTACAAGTGGTACATCAGGATCTTCGGGTACATCAGGTACAAGTGGAGAAAGAGGAGGTGTAACATATGATTTTGATAATACAACAACAGATACCAACCCAGGTAATGGAAATTTAAAATATGACAACTCTACTATATCAAGTGTTAGTTTTATTTACATAAATAATATAAACCAAAATGGAATTACTCAAACTCCATGGTATGACAGTTGGGATGTTTCAAATAATACAAGTAATTTAGGACAACTACTTATCCAAAGTAGAGATAACAATAACGTTACTAATATATTTAATATAACAGGAGATGTAATCCCTTCATCAGGTTATTATAAAATACCTGTAGCTCATATAAGTGGAGATCTTCCTTCAAACTTAGACTTACTATCTATTACATTTTCCCAATCAGGTAACGTAGGTACATCTGGTACTTCAGGAACATCTGGTGGTGTATCTACAATAGAAAATAATTTAAATGGAAGAGTACTACTATCAGCGGCATCTCTAAACGTGATTAGTGGTAGTGATGATCTACAAGTATTAAATGGATGGGTAACAGCATCAAACCTTTTAATAGAAGGTAATGCCACTATCATAGGCACAGCATCAATAGGATTCCTTAGAACAATAACAGGTTCAGCAACCATAATTGGGGATGCTTTTATTCTCTTAAATTCAGATTCACCAACCCAAAGATATGCGGGTATAAAAGTAATAGATACAGGATCTGCAAATTCATCCTCATCCTTTATATATGATGGGTTTGATAGTAAATGGGTGTGGGAATATGAAAAAGATAGTGTTGTTGGTACTTCTGTGGGAATATTTGGTCAATATACAACAGGAGGACTAGGTACAGAGGTTGGGTTAACTCAAAACACCATACCTAAAGCAACCACTACCCCTGGTGGTTATCATATAGGAGATTCTAATATTACAGATGATAATAATGTTGTATCTATAGGCATAAACACTACCATAACTGGAAATTTAGAAGTATCTCAAAACATAACATCATCTTTCTTTACAGGTACATTCATAGGAGATGGATCTAACCTATCAGGACTACCCCCAGGTTATATTGTATCAAATTCAGCAAATAATAGAATTATAACATCAGTAGATTCTACTAATGGTAATGCTGAAGAAAATTTAACATTTGATGGCAATACCTTAAACATCTTAGGAAGTATATCTGCTAGTGCAGGATTTAGTGGATCATTTGAAGGTAATGGATCTAACCTAACAGGATTAGCAGCTTTCCCATTTACAGGGTCGGCCCTAATAACAGGATCACTTATAGTAACGGGTTCAATATTTGCTACAACTATAACAGAAACCTCAGCTGAACGTTTTAAAAACAACATCCAATCCATTGAACCTCAACTAGATAATATTTTAAAATTAAACCCTGTTACTTTTGATTGGATTGATGATAAGAGTGAAGATATGGGTTTAATAGCAGAACAAGTACAAACCATATATCCCAAATTAGTAAGTTCAAATTCTGATGGTGAAATTCAAGGTATTAAATACAGTAAAATAGTCACTGTTTTAATTAAAGGTATTCAAGAACTTAAATCCGAAATAGAAGATTTAAAGTCACAAATAAATAAATAAAAATAGATGGCCAAAAATATTAGAATAGTACCAACATCAGGTTCTATCTATTTTAAAGGGGATGGGTTTAATATTGAAGGTTCTTTACAATTAAAAGTTGTAGGAGATACTGAAGATATACAATTTTTAAATGGAGAAAATAATGAATCCATATTACTTATCAATAAATCCAACCACAGAATATCTATAGGTTCTCCTTCGGCTTCAGCAAAATTAGATATATCATCACAAGATAATGAAGATCTACTCTTAATCCATACCCCAAACTCCGGAATTAAAGTAAATAATGAAGGAGTATTACAGTTCTTAGAATATGATGGTATCCCAACTATAGTAAGTGGAGGATTTTATTATAGTGCTTCAAACTTCTTCATAGGGATATAATATTTATACAAGATTAACAACCACATCATAATTCAGTATTTAAAATGGCAAATTGGAAAAAAATAATAGTATCTGGTTCAAATATTTCCCAATTAAATAACGATTCAGAATATCTTAAATCTACAGGTACTATAAATTCAGCATCTATTGCTGAAAGAGCTACTACCTTAAGTATAGATGCAACAGCATCATTCGCTGTAGTAGCAGCTACATCTCGACTATCAGATTCAGCATCAGTAGCATATAGAGCCACTACTTTAAGCGAGGAAGCAACGGCTTCCTACGCATTATATGCAGTTACTGCTTCTCATGCACTCAATGTCCCAAGTACATCTTCTCATGCTTTATCTGCAGTTAGTGCTTCAATTGCGGATGAAATATCCCAATTAGCCACATCATCTTTTGCGATATTATCATCAAACTCAAGAACATCAGATAGTTCTTCAGTAGCAGTACGAGCTACTACCTTAAGTGTTGATGCCACAGCATCATTTGCAGATGTTGCAGGCTTAGCAAGAGGAGTTGAAGCAAATTCAATTACATTAGGGACAGATACAACAGGAAATTATATTGCTGCTCTAGGAGTAGGGACAGGGGTAAGTATTGCTTCAAATGGTGGTGAAGGTTCAACCCCTACTATTACTGTGGACTATGGTTCATCTCCAAACAATGCAGTTGAAGGTAATACAACCTTAACCCTTCAAGGTACTACTAATGAAATTTCAATTAGTGGTGGTAATATTACTTTAGGTAGTGGAGGGACAGCAACCATAGGTTTACCAAGCAATGTTAAAATTAGCAATAACTTAATTGTATCTGGGGATTTAACTGTTAATGGTACAACTACTAGCATCAATACACAAAACATATTTATAGAAGATAAATTAATCCTTTTAAATTCAGGAAGCATAAACCCAGATGGGGGTGGTATTGTAATAGATGGGGGAAATGGTATTGGTCATGCATTTATATTTAATAGTGATTCATCACGTTTTGGATTTAAAGCTTCACTAGATTCAACATCTAATTCAATAATACCTGATGTATTTTCAGCGGCAGTTATAGATGAGATATCAGGTCATTCAGATATAGCAGAATACCAAAAATCCGGTAATATTAAAGTCTCCTCAAATGGTGATATATTCATATTTTCATAAAACCTTAAAAAAAAATGTTATGGGATTGCTAAATAAAATTAAAAACAACCAACCAACACTGCCTTCACCACCTAACACCTCTAATGAAGACTTAATATTAGATAAAGAAGAATTAAAATATTTACTTTCCACCATCAGCCAATCCACTTTCCCTGGTAAAGATATAGAAGTTTTATATAATTTAACTTGGAAATTGCAAAAAGCATATTTATATTTAGATAAAGACTAACACATTAATTTCTTTATATATTTAAAATATTTATAAATGACATTATTGGCTCGTAAGAGAAGTGGGCAGTTAAAACTGTAACCAACCATAATAAAATAAAATATGCCTAATTGGAAAAAAATAATAGTATCAGGGTCTGATGCTTCTCTCAATAACCTTAATGTAGGAAATTCTGTAACTGCTTCATTTTTTAAAGGAGATGGTTCACAAATCACAGGTATAATTGCAAATGTTATAGGTTCTTCCAATAATGTTACTCTATCAGCAGACTATACAGCCTTACCTAATATATATAATTCCCTTTTTGGTCCTCTTTATGTAGAAGATGATGTTTCTGTAACTGTAGAAGATGGTTCTTTTTTAAGAATAGAAAACTTTACACCAGAACAACAAATTTCTTCATCCCATTCAGAGACAGCATCATATTTTGGTGGAGAGGTTAAAAATGCCATCAGTGCCTCATATGTAGAAAATGCCATCAGTGCCTCATATGTAGAAAATGCCATCAGTGCCTCATATGTCAAAAACTCTGAATCATCTTCATTTTCCTTACTATCCTCTAAATCCATAAACAACAATGCATCAAGTGGTAGCTTATCATTTTGGCAAGGTTCCCAATCAGAATATAATTTAATATCAGCATCTGCAGATAACAGTACAATATACTTTATAACTTAATATGGCTATATTTTTTAGAAATAATATTATATCTAAAGCCTTTTTGGGTAAAAGGGAAATTAAACAAATCTTTAAATTAAACAAACGTTTAATTAATAAATCCTTATATAATTTTAATTCGCATACATTTACAAATGCATCTGCTGCTGGTAGATTTGGCCCTACCCTTCCTAATTGCTTAACTGCGTATAGTTCAACGGAGTGGGCAAATAACCCTCTATTTTTTAATATGGCTACACAAGGTATCCAATTATGGACAGTTCCACAAACTGGTAATTATACTATAGAAACTTGGGGAGCAAGAGGAGGAAATATTACAGATAATAATTATTTAGGAGGGTTTGGATCTAGAATGAAAGGAACATTTAATCTTACCTCTGGAGATATTCTTAAAATTTTAGTAGGACAAATGGGAGGAGCCTTATATGGTGGTGGAGGAGGTATGACAGCTGTTGCTATGTCAACCAATATTCCATTAATCATTTCTGGTGGTGGAAATACTACATCCCCATGGAGTTCTGTTATAGTTCATGCCGTTACTACTACAAGTGGGACTTCTGGACAATCCACATCTAATGGAGGTATAAATGGAAATGGTGGTGGTACTGGTCGTAGTGGGTCTTGTAGTGGTGGTGCTGGGTTTTTTACTAATGGTGTCTCAAATGGTTCTAATGCTTCACCTCAAAGCTTTTTAAATGGAGGTAATGGTAACATTAATTCATGTAATAACTCAATTGGTGGTTTTGGTGGTGGTTCTGCGTCTGATGGATGTTCTTTAGGACAAAGTGGTCCTGGTGGTGGATATTCTGGTGGGGGAGCAGGCTTAAGAAGTAGCAATTTTGGAGGTGCAGGAGGATCATACAATGACGGAACAGATCAAGATAATAGTGCAGGAAATGCTGGAACAGCAACTTTACCAAACAACGGAAGGGTAATAATAACCAAATTATGATAAACAAATTAGGAATATAAAAATAATAAATATTTATCAACATAATGAGCACATTAAAAGTAAATAATATAGAACCTTTATCTGGAATTCTTTCCATTACGGGTTCGTTTAGTGGAGATGGATCTAACTTAACAGGACTAGCAGCTTTCCCATATACGGGTTCAGCTACAATCTCAGGATCACTTAATATAGAGGGAGACCTTCTTATAGATGGTTTACCCTTATCAGTCAATCCTTTCCCATATGTGGGAACTGCATCAATTTCAGGATCACTTATAGTAACAGGATCAGCTTTTGTTACAAATTTAACAGAAACTTCTGCTAAAAAATATAAAAAGAATATAAAAAGTTTAGATTCTCAAACCCACAATGTTTACCAACTGCGCCCTGTTAATTTTATCTGGAAAGACACTAATCTCCCAGATTATGGTTTAATTGCTGAAGAAGTCCAAAAAATATACCCTGAATTAGTTACTACAGGTGATAGTGGAGATATTTTAGGTATAAAATATACTAAATTAACATCTATACTAATCAAAACTATCCAAGAATTAACAGATAGAGTAAATAAATTAGAAAGCAAAAATTAATTTGGCTTTAAGATAAACTTGTCGTATATTTATATTAAATTAATAATCAAATTCTATAAACAATGAACTATTACCAAATCCAAAGTACTGGGAAGGGTTTTATCACCCACGAAGATAATGAAAAAAATCACATCTCTGGCTTTCCTGGAGATATATGGGCCACTGAAAATTCAAGTTGGGCATCTCGTGTTGGTGCTGTCGTAAAAACAAAAGCCCAAGCACAAGCTATTGTAGATTTAGCAGTGGAAGAATCAAACCAAGGAGTAGTTGAAAATACTCAAACAGTACAACAATCCCCACAATTACCATAATTAAATTATAAAAGAAGTTATAGATGAAAGAAACAGAACTTACAATTACAGAAGATTTAAGACCTATTCTAAATTTACTCTCGGAAGAGGATGCTAAATCTATTCTAGTATTGAAAGAAGAATTAGCAGATAATTGGAGAAAAAAACAAATATTCCGTACCGAAACTGAAATGCGTGTTTCTGTTTTAAATGATGGAAAACATCCAACACAAGCCTCCAAATATTGGCAATCGGTAAGAGAACAAAATTCAATGTTTGAATCTCTAATCCACTTATCATTCGATATAAGACGAAATGATATATCTCGTTTAAAATTATCAAGAAAAATAGAAAAATCTATTGCAGAAGGTAAAGACCTAAAGAAAATGGAATTACAAGTAGATCTTGATGAAAATCTTTTTAGTAAAGCATCTATGGAACAAGTCGCTAAAGATAGGGTACGAGAATTGAATATGTGGTCTACAATAAAGCAAGAACTAAACGATGGCACGTTTGATGATAAAAATGTAAATTCACACCAATCAGACAGTCTGCAACTTTATTTTATAAATCGTGTAAAGTCCTTAGGTCCCAATTCTGAATCTGCTGAGGTGATGAATGCTGTAGGTCCTCTTCAAACTCTTGAAAGATTAAAAACTAAAGAAGGAAAACTATTAAACTTTAAAGAATCAAAAAATTTGATAGAATCTAAAAAATAGGTAAAATGTTTATATATACAAAAGAGGGTGGAATTTCACCTGAGTTATGCAATTCGTTCATTCGAACATTTGAACAATCTGATGAAAAAAAAGAAGGAGTATTATATGGCCCTAGTGGCCTCTCCTCTACCTCAGGTAAAAAATCAACAGATATAACATTCCACCCCGGATATTTAAATCACCCACAATGGGGACATCTATTAAAAACATTACTACCTATAATAGAGGAGACTCAAGCAGAATATGTTGAAAAACATCTAACTGCTATGCAGAAGATGGATGAGTTTCGCATCCATTCCCACTTCAACATCCAACGATATTTACCAAATGAAGGCTTTTCAACATACCATTGTGAAAGAGCAGGATTAAAACATTCTGATAGAGTATTAGTATGGATGGTATATCTAAATGATGTAACTGATGGTGGTGAAACAGAATTCTTCTATCAAAACCATCTAGAAAAACCACGACAAGGTAATATAGTAATATTTCCATCAGATTGGACTCATTTACATCGTGGAGTAACATCCAAATCCCAATCTAAATATATATTAACAGGATGGTCAAATCATTATAACCCAGAAGTAAAACAATAAGTTATGGAATTTAAAGTATATGAAAAATTGTGGTGGGCTACTCCATTATGGGAGTGTCCCGTATCTGAAATAGATAATAAATCAATATTAGATTATTGTTTAAAAACAAAAGAACAATACCCCGGAGTTTCAATTTCAAATAGAGGTGGATGGCACAGTAAAGAACTGCCAACACCAATCCCCACAGATTTACAAAAATTATTTGACGATTTAACTATATTNTGTAATGAAGTTGGTTCAAGACATACTGGAGCTAATGATCTTGTATTAGGGAATTGGTGGATAAANATTAATGGTAAAAATGACTATAACCTACCACACGATCATCAAAATAGTGTCCTATCAGGAGTGTACTATGTTTCTGTACCTAGAAAAGATATGGGGGACCTAGTATTACATCGTGGAGATAATGCAGAATATTTTTTAACATCTAAAGTTAAAAGAGAAACTACAATGTCAAATATTTCAAACGTATCATGTCCTGCTAAAGAATCTATGTTTTATCTATTCCCATCTTGGGTTAAACATTCTGTAGAACGTAACAATGTAGATGATATAAGAGTCTCAATAGCATTTAATTTTGTATCACCTACCCAATAATAAGTTATGGAAGTTCAACATCAAATCTTAGAATTATTCCCCACACCAATTTTTACAACAATGGTTCCTGAAAGTTATTCTAAAATAATTCCTTGGTTCTTCAAACAAAATATAGTTGAAAATGGTGTAGATTCTCCAAATTATGGAGAACGCTCTCAAAACTCTTATATTTTAGATGAACCAGAATGTCTTGATATAAAAAAACACATCCTAACCATAACAAAACAATATGGAGATATGCTAGGATATGACTATAATGAATATAGATTTGGACAATCTTGGATATCTTACAAATACCCAAACCAACACCACACAATGCATTCCCATCCAAACAGCCTAATTTCGGGTGTATTCTACTTTGGTGAAGGGGATGAAAAAACACCAGCAATAAAATTCCATAAAATGGTAAGTGGGGTTAATTCCTCTTATATTTCACCTAAAGAGGTAAAAGATAAAAGGGAAATAAAATATTCCCATAAGGAATTTTCTATAGAATTTAAGGCAGGTCTACTAGTTTTATTCCCATCCCACTTACACCATTCTGTTCCAATAAATCAAAGCTTAAAAGTAAGATCAAGTCTAGCATTCAATGTCGTCCCCACTATAGGATTTGGAAGTGAAGGTAATTTAACAGAATTAAAATTTTAAAAATGCAACAAGGATATACATTCAACACTAAAAAAGACAAATATTTTATTTGGCATATCCAAGGTGGGTTAGGTAAAAATATAGCAGCCACTTCCCTAATAAAAACCATAAAAGAAACATACCACGATAGAAACCTAATCATAGTATGTTCCTATCCCGAGGTATATCTAAACAACCCCCTAGTAGATCGTGTATATCAATTAGGACAAACCCCATACTTCTATCAGGACTATATTGAAGGTAAAGATGTCATAATTTCAAAACACGAGCCATACCATCAAACATCCCATATTACTAAATCTAAACATCTTTTGGAGAATTGGTGCGATGTAATGGGGTTAAAATACGATAATCAAACCCCCACAATTATACCTAACTATTCCCACGGCATATTATTAGGATATTGGAAACGACTTAAACCCGTGCTTGTTTTACAAACCGGTGGTGGTCCTATGGAAGGTCAAAAATATCCATATTCTTGGACAAGAGATATACCTATGGGTCTTGCCCAAGCTATAGTTCAAAAATATTCTAGTGAATATCACATCATACACGTAACAAGACCTAATGGATATAGTTTAGAAAATGTGGAAAGGTTTGACAAACAAGTATCGAATATGGAACTATTCTCTATGTTGGTAGCATCTAAAAAACGTATACTTATAGATTCGAGTCTCCAACACGCTAGTGCTGCTTTAAATCTACCTTCAACTGTATTTTGGGTAGGAACTTCCCCAAAAGTATTTGGATACAATATCCATAACAATATTGAAGCAAAACTACCTAAAATCCATAACCAGTTAATAGGATCATACACATTTGACTATCAATTTGAAAATAACCTACATGAATGTCCTTATATGGATGTTAGTAGTATATTTGATGTAAATAAAATTCTATCTACAATAAATTAAAATTAGAGTGGAGGGGTGCTATATTTATACATATACCTTAATTGGGATATATAAAATATATTGTAAATTTAACAATAAAGAATGGCCAATTTAAAATCAACAAGCATAGATGGTGTATTTACCCAAGGTAATGTGGAAAACACTTCACAAACAGGACATATATGGTACAATACTGTAGAAAATAGAATGGAATATTCATACTGTAGATTTGGTAGTGGTGTATGGTCAACTGGTGGTGCTTTATCTACAGCTAGAGAACGAATGGCAGGAGCAGGTACACAAAATGAAGCCCTAGCTTTTGGTGGTATAGTTAATATTGCTTTAAGCTGTACAGAAGAATACAACGGCACAAGCTGGTCAACTGGTGGTGCTTTATCTACAAGTAGACATTCCCTAGCAGGAGCAGGCACACAAAATGCAGGCTTAGCTTTTGGTGGAGAAGATCCATTAACAGAAGAATACAACGGCACAAGCTGGTCAACTGGTGGTGCTTTATCTACAGGTAGACAACTCCTAGCAGGAGCAGGCACACAAAATGAAGCCCTAG